TTTAATTCTGAGACTGGATCTTGCTTGTTTAAAGTTGTAAGTGAATTTTCGATATACCATTTCCCGGTTGGTCCTTGGAATCCATGATTCCACATTCTAACCCAGGGCATATCTTCGCCTTGAGGTGCAGGCAAGAACCTAATAACGGCGTAACCGTTACCTGCCTTGTCTACTGTTGGTTTCCATTCCCGCTCATCACCTTTTTTAAATGATTGGGGATTTGAGATTTTCTCGACTTCTTTCATTAAGTTGTCGAAGTTGCCTCTTTGTTTTCTGAGGTCTGAAAGTGTATTAAACGACATATTATTCTCCTGTATTGCGTTGTATTACGTTGTATTGCATTGTATTTGCGTTGTATTAGAACTATTTCTAGTCCTAGCAATCTTATTTATAAGACCTTTATGTTTGTCAGCAAGTAATTTGGTATTACTCATTACGAATGGTTCATACCTTTTAACTAATAAACATGTATCTCCTATTATAAGATCTTCTATATAATCATCCACAAAAGGCAGTATTTGATCTAATATAACAACGCTTTCTATTGCTATATGTTTACCTAATAACAACCGTATTTCTACTGGATGATCTTTATTAGATCCCATAAGTTTTCTATCTGAATTTATTATGGTTTCTAAATCTTGGCCAAACGTGTAACTAATTTTATCCCTTCTAGCTTCCCATGCCTTAAACGTTTGATTGCTTTCTATACCAAATGGCATTCCACATTTAGTATCTCCTGCTGCTGCATTAGCAACAGATAAAGCTATGAATTCTTCTTTTTTATATTTGTCAGATATCATTTTAAACATTCCTACCATGCCATGTTTTGATTCAAAAACACGGTTTGGAATGTTAAGGGCTCTACCATACTTGTATCTATTCTTAAACATGTTAGGGTATTTCTTTTGATTATACTTACCCCAAAAATGATTTTTAACAGCTACATGAATTTTGTATGCCTCTAATGGTGTCATATGGGTAAGCTAGACTTTCTCTTTTCTTTAAGTAAGTTAAGATCTAACGCTTCTTCTTTTATCTTTGCTTTGATAGAAGCTGTTAAGAACTTACTAATACTCTCGATTTCAATTGTCCTCTTTTCACAGTAATCCACAACAATATCCATACATGGTGAGTTCGTATTGAACGCCATCTTTTCGATAAATTGTGAAAATTCTGTAGAGGTATGAAACTCCTTTGTAACGAGAAAGACATCACTAACTTTTTCTTCAGTCATTTTTATTGTGTTGTCTACTACTACTTTTGGCATCATTTTTCTTGTTCTCCTTCACCCATTTTTTAATATAATCGTGGACATCATTATGGCATTCTATATAAGGTTGAGTGCAACAGGTGCGCTTTGCCTCTCCCTTTCTATCAAATGTATGTACCACAGGATGATCAAACGCTTCTGCAATAGAAGATATTGTTTTAGGATCACCCTTTCCAAAGTGTGCTGCAGGAGGTAAGTTAGGATCAGCCATGATCTGTAACATTCCTTGTACAACATCGTGAACATGGGTAAAGTCTCTTTCCTTTTTCCCTGTTCCATAAATTGTTAATGCTTCGCCTTTTAAATAGTCTTGTTTAAATTTCCTAACGATTGTACTATATTCTCCATAGTCAGCCTCGCCAGGTCCATATACATTATAAAAATACATCAAAACATAATCTAAAGAATATAATTTCCTATACAAATATAGTAACTGCTCACACATTACCTTGCTAAATGTATAGGGATTTTCTTGTGCTTCTTGATATTGTGTACTCGAAGAAGTAGCAAAAAACAATTTACAATTAAATACTCTTGCCCAATCTGCTACGGCTGTGGTTGTAGCAATATTATTGGTTATTGTTTCTGATGGATATTCTAAAGAACGCCTTACTCGTGGACTATTTGCTAAATGAAATATACAAGCAGGTGGTTCTATTGTTGCATGATGTGGATTAAAGGTTGATACTTCTTGTTTATGATACTCAACGTTGGCGTGTTTAAAATAAACTTTTCCTGTTCTATTATCATCAACCACAGTAACAAAAAATCCTTGTTCAAGTAAGTTTGCTACAAAGTGTGATCCAATGAATCCGCAACCACCGGTAACTATAATATTAGGCATATCCGTTAACATAGTGTTATTATAGTTTCTTTAGAAGTATTAATCAAGAGGTTTATAGAAGATATGGTTGTCTATACTAACCGTTTGAACATAATGACTAGCCCAATCAGGGTTAACCTTTTTACTGTGATACCATAAAGCGCCTTGTGTAAAGTCTTTTGATTCCCAACCTAACATTACAGATGCTAGTAATACAATATCGTCCCAGCATTTTTCTGTTGGTGCATCTGATTTACCATCACAATACCAACTGAACTGACACGAATGAAGATCTATTCTACCGCTGGGATAGTATTTAGTCTGTTTAACAACACCACAAACCGTGTCAGGAAAGTTAGGGTGTTCTACTCTGTTTAGTGTTACTAGAGCTACTGCAATTCTTCCAGCAGTTGATTCGCTTCTAGCTTCAAAATATATATTCTCTGCCAAACATTGGATGTCTTCATGTTGTTCTGCCTTAACAGGCCCCGTGAAAAATCCTAGTAACATTCCGAAAAATAATATTGGTAACAATGGCCATTTTCTATTCATAGTCTTTGCCTCCTTTATTGTTTGTTATTTATAGTGTATATTATAGACTAATCTGAGGTAAGAATCAAGCCCAAAAGTACCAAAACTTCTGTGTGTATAAATACATTGGTGTTATAATACACTAAAACAGGAAACTATAGGAGGTTTTTCATGACCACGGCAGCATTGGGTACAGTTGCGAAGCGCATGAAAGCCAAAATTGACAGACTAAGTGAAGATCCTAGATACCCCGAAAGAGGATATCGGAAAATCAGCGATGCGGTTCAGCTAGTAACTTACATGATAGCTCCGATACTGTTACCATTTATATTAATGTATCTCCAGATGATAGGAGATTAAAAAAATGTTCATACAACAAATATGGGAATTTTGTAAACAATATCCAGGATGGGCGGCCACCTTTTTCTTTTGTGGCTACCTTTTAGGTTTAGTAATAAAGAATTCTATGAGCTTAAATTAAGCTCCAGGGAGGGTAGCTTTTGGGCTACCCTTTTCCTTTGTCTCAGTTTTGAGACAGACATAAATAATAACTATGAAACACATGATAAAGTGGCTTAAAATCTGTGCCTTTTTACTTACTATAATGCTTATTGTCCATTCTTTAGAGATTGCCTATGATATTATGTATCATAAGCACAATGGATCTCTGTTCAACGATAGTGAAACCCCCCAAGGCCTCCCCAACAAATCCAAGAAAAAACTGTTATCCAACATCACTTCCTTATAAATATATTAAGTGGCAGATAGTTTATTGCCACAGGGAGTAAAAAATGAAAAGAATAATAACAGCTGTTTTTCTTTTTCTTGGAATAACCGTTAGTGGTTGTGCTTCAGTAGGAGCAGCCATAGATACAGTAAGGGACGTTGCAGCAACTGCAGTAGACACCACTGTTCAAGGAGCGGCCAACATCGCAACAGCAGTAGCTGAGGATGTTGTAGATACAACCAGTTTTGTAATCGAACAAGGCGCAGGAATCGTAGAAGATGCTGCTGCTAAAGTTGACGAGGAAACTGATGAATTGTCCACGAAGAATGAAGTTGAAAAACCAGACTTTCCAACAGGAGAGCTGAAGGAATAATAGCTACATAACTAAACTGAGCCTGGGTATATTCTCGAGTGTATTCAGGCTTTTTCTTGGAAGTATGATATCACATCTGTCAACATGTTCGAACATGTTATATCTTGAAAGGCCAGATCTGGTATGTCTTTTTGTTGTTTAACTAACTTTAAAGCATGCTCTCTATTGTATGCTCTCTTTTCTTTAGTTTTTATATAAAGCTGTTTAGGGTCTTCATGTTCTGCCAGAGTCTTTAATTGGTTTGTAACGAATTCTACACGTAGATCCATGTCTGCCATATTATCAAATCTATAATCAAGTATCTCATCATATAATTCAAACCCCCAATCTTTTAATTGTTGGTGCGCTCCAGGGGCTGTAATAAGTATAGGAATTCTTTCACCTAAAATAGGCTTCCAAGTTTTTTCTGTAAAGAAAAGAGCATGGGGCATTGTTTCACACACAACGTCGATTAATACGTCTTTGTAAAAAGGTGGAAAGGTGTGTGAGCTTACTGTTTCCTCCCCAGTCATATTTAAACTGTTATGTTCAGTTTCAGGAGTAATATCAATTGTAACTCCTCTGGTTAAATAAGAACAATACTTGTTTAATAAATTCTTATGGACAAGTTGCCTCCAGAGTTCATCTCTGTGGCTTCTCGTGTTGCCATTCATTGAACAAAATAATACTGTAGGGTTTTGATCAGGCATTCTTATTGTGTTTACGCGTTGGCCTATATTAAATGTATGGAATAGCCAAAATAGAGACCACTGTATAACTTCATGGCCCGGTTTTAGATTGGCATATCTTGTTTGGCAAGCACCCGAATTTAACTCTGTATATGTTTTTGCTATTATTTTGTCGTAATCTAAGGCTTGAAAGATCTCGTATTCAAATGGATTGAATATTGTAATGTCATGTTCTTCCCACTCCCCTGACACCAATCGCTTACTCAGATCTGCAGGGTCATTAAAAAATACGAAATGATCGTCATCGCCTCCTACTCTAGTATTAGCAAGTTGGGGGACTCCTCGGGAGCCCAATACTTGTTCTGGCGCTTCTTTGCGTCCGGCCTTCAGCTCTATATATAAATTTTTAGGTGTGACATCAGAGTCTATCTGATAAAGATCTTTTCCTAGGTTTTCATCTATATCTGAAGGTGGCCTCTTCCAATCGGCGGGTTTAACTCTTCGTGTTATATCTATACGAGAGCCAGGCCAAGGAGAGCTAGTCGGACTACTCATATGGTTGATGTTCCTAGTATAGGCCCCTGTTTTTTTTTCAAACTCGTTTCTAGCTTCCATTAATTTAGGAACATAATTATCTCTCTTTTCAACAAAAACCACAGGTCCTTCATCTTCTTGAGCCATTAAAATTACAATTTGATCTACAGGTATTCCTGTTCTTTCTTCAAACATAATAGCATACGCAGAACATTGTATGAACATATTTTCACACATCCACTTTTCTTTCTTTTTCTTAGAAGTTTTAAAATCTATTACAGATAATCTACCTCTATATTCTGCGATACAATCTACTTGGCCTGCAAGTCTTAAATGATCTGAATATAGGGTTGATTCAATAGCTCTTATATTATCTATTTCGTTTAACAAAGGACGAAAGTCTGAATACATTTCTTGATCTAAAATACTAAGCTTTGATACATCTTCAGGCTCATTACGTAGAGCATTCTCACAGAGCTTATGAATTGCTGTTCCACGAGTTGTTGCGATTCGTGTTACTTTGTTTGCTTCTTCTTCTCCTACACGCTTACGCCAAGCATCAATGCCTGGTTTTGATTTATAAGATAAGATTGTCGTGATTGAAGGATACAACAAACCACTAGGTGTGGTATATCTCCTTCCTTGACTTGTATTAATTCTTTCTAGTTCGTCTATATCGACGGGCATATGATTCATGCATCTCCCACATTTTGTACCCACCAACTTTTCAAGTTCTGGGTTTTTTTCTAAATCACTAACTGTTATTGCATTACAAATGCAAACATACATTTAGCGTATCCAACACTTATATCCTGTGCAATCGTCTAGCTCGCTGCCACAATGGTAACAATAGCCTGCTGCTTTGGCATTCTGTTCTTCTTGCTCTTGTACAGCTGCGTCTGCTATTAAACCCATTTCAAGGTCACGCACTTCTTCAGGCGTATATTTGCCTCCAGAAGTTTCTGCTAGGATTGAATGACGGTCTTCTACTTTATTAGTCATTTCTCACTCCTACACCCCAGTCAATAACAACAGGAAATCTAGGAACTCCGTCTGGGGATAATTCAAAGTATCTACATGTCACCCACGTAGGTTTTACTTCCTGTTCTAATAAATCTTTTAACAATGCTTGGTTGCCACGAACTCCACTTCTAAATGTTCTACCATCTCCAAGTTTTAGTTCAAAGTGTTTGGCGTAACCAGACCAGTTGCCTGATCCTTCTAACACTTCAACAACATCAAATTCTTCAGTTATAAACTCTTTCCTTTTTAACAAATTCTTACTTCTTTTGTTATCGTAAGGCTCGTTGTTTCTAACCATTTGTCCTTCAAAACCATCTTCAGTATATTCTGAGTATAACTTATCTAAAGCTTCCTGATCATCACATACTTCAGTTGGAACATAAACTACTTTTGGATTATGTACTCTCGATAGACCATTAAATCTGTCTAAGAATCGTTTGCTTGTATCATCTTTATCAAAACAATCATAAACATGGTACTCAACTAAGTCCATACACTCTTCTAATTCTTCTTCGCTTGGTTTCACTTTACGAACAAGACTTGTAATTTTATTAAAATTAGCTTTCAGTTTGTGGTTGTAAAGTTCTCCATCTAAAACTATATTTGGATAGTGTTCAAAAAAGTCTATTAATGCTGCCTCTATATGAGGGCATGTAGTGATTTCTTTTCCTGCTCTAGTATATAGTCCATCTACTCTAGCAATACATCTAATACCATCTAGTTTTGGTTGACTAATACCACTTGACTGTGGCCTTTTAGTATAGTCATGTGCAAGTTGTGGTTTGAATTTATCGTATTTGTCAACGTTTGCTTCGTCTCTGAAATACTCTTTTTCAATTCTTTTATCCCACAATGCTTG